AGATGATAAGACCTGCCGTTGCAGAGGACTTAGACAAAGTAATGCCTTTAATCTATGAGTTTAAGGATGAGAGTCTTAAAGACTACGGAGTTGATATAAATACAGACTTAATTAAAAGCACAGTATCAAAGTATCTTGGCTCAACATTTGTCGCAGAGGACGAAGGAAAGATTATCGCTATTCTAGCAGGCTATTTGACATATTATCCGACAATCTCAACTCCTGTCTATCAAGAAGAGATTTGGTACTCGGCTAAAGATTACAGGTATTCAGGCGTGAAGTTACTCAAGCACTTAGAGGAGTGGTGCAAGAATAGGGGCGTATCTCATATCATTATGGGTTCAATGATTAACTCTTGCCACGCTAAACTGACCGACTTTTATATCAAGCTAGGGTTTATACCTATGCAAGTTCAATATATCAAAGTTCTAGGGGGAAGCAATGCACTACCACAATAAGTTTTATAATCTTGATTTGATAGGTCAGGATAGTCCTCGTGTTATCGGCACAACTGCCGCAATCATTACCGCTTCTGTTCTAGCCGCAGGTGTGGTCGGTTCTTCAATGTATTCGGCTTCTCAAGAAGCTAAATCACAAAAGAAAGCCCTGGATTTCCAAAGGGAACAGGTTGAGAAAGCAGAAAACGCTGTTAAGGGTGCGGAAGCTCTAGCTTCACAGACAGCCGCAGAAAAGACAAGAAAACAAAGGGCTTCCCAGACACAGACAATATTGACTTCTCCATTAGGCATAGCAGATGAAGCGATTACAGGCAAGTCGTCGCTTTTAGGGGGTTAGTGATGAGTGAAACTTTAGCGCAAAGGCATATCAGGATTTACGATCAGGAGAAGTCAGAGAGAGCAGGACTAGAAAGTTACTGGCAGGACTTGATGTATAACTTCCTTCCTCGTAAGGCTTACATTACAAAGATTAAATCTAATAGCGACAGACTTCCGGTTGATATTTATGACTCAACTCCGATTATCGCTAACTCTTACTTTGCCGCAGGTATGCAGGCTTATATGTCCGGCCCGCAGACTAAGTGGTTTACTATCGGGCTTCGTAATAGAGGCTTAATGACTAACAGGGCAGTCTTAAGCTACTTAAGAGATAGTGAAGATGTCTTATATTCTATTATTAACGGATCTAACTTCTATCAAGAGGATGTGGAAAGTTATCTAGGACTTGGTTCAATCGGTACAGACATAATCTATGCCGAAGAGGACATTAAAGAAGATGTGCGTTTTGACTGTCTAAATATCGAGAATGTGGTCATTGTCAACGACGCTCAAAGACGCCCGGCAATGGCTTATATCGAGTATGAATATAACGCTTTCCAGGCGAAAGGTAAGTTCGGGAATAAGGTTAACGCCAAGATTGAAGAGTGTTTAACTAAAGGCGATTATAACACTAAGTTTAAATTCCTCTTTTGTGTATTCCCTCGTGAAGTCTATGACCAATCCAAAAAAGACGCAAAGAATATGCCTTATGCGGTCTTGTGGATTGACCGGGAAATGAAAACTGTTGTCAGGGAGTCAGGGTATAAAGAATTTCCTTTTATGGTTTCAAGGTTCGCAAAAGGTAAGAACTCTCCCTATGGTTACTCTCCGGCAATGAATGTCTTACCCGACGCTTTGATGTTACAAGAAATGGGTAAGTCAAATATCCTAGCCGCACAATTAACAACCCGCCCGCCGTTAGAGATACCGGACGAAGCGTTTATGAAGCCATTTAACTTTAACGCAGGTGGAAGGAATATCAAAAATGCAGGCTATCCGCAGGAACACATTACCCCAATCATTACAGGTGCAAATCTTCCCTTGTCCTTAGAGTTCATCCAGTATCAGCAGAAGAGGATCGCCCAAGCTTTCTATAACGACTTATTTATTCTTATGGAATCAGTAGGGGATAGGACAGCAACGGAAGTCAATATCTTAAACAACCAAAGAATGCAATTACTCGGCTCTGCTGTCGGTAATGTAATGAGGGAGAAATTAAGTCCAGTCATAGAGCGTGTCTATGCTATCGCCGCAAGATTAGGCAAGCTTCCTCCGTTACCTTCCGAGTTACAAAATGAGGAATATGTCGTTGAGTATGTTTCACCCTTAGCAAGAGCGCAGAAGTCTTTGGAGTTGGCTAACCTCTCGCAAGCAATGAGCATTATCGCTTCATTTGGTCAGGTCAATCCAGAGGTGTTTGACAAGATAGACTTTGATGAATTGGTTGACTATACATCCGAGATAACGAATATTACTCCAAAAATTATCCGTGATGACGCAGAGGTTGAGGATATAAGGGCAGGCAGGCAACAGCAACAGGCACTTGCAATGCAAATGGAGTTGATGAAAGCCGGAACTGAAACAACCAAGATTGCAACCGAAGCTGACAAAAACATAGCCGAAAGCCAAATGGCGGGAGCGACTAAGTAATGTTTGGAGATAACAAGAAGCAAGAAAGAGAAATCCAAAAGCAGATAGCTGAAAACCAACAGTTATATCACCGGGTATTCGACACAACTGACGGACAGGCAGTTTTAAAAGACTTAGAGAAAAGATGTTTTGTTAATCACACGACATTTAACGAAAATCACGGACAGATGAGTTTTGCGGAAGGCCGCAGAAGCATCTATGTCCATATTCAAAACCTGCTCACAAAAGACTTAAAGGAAGTCTTAGAAGAGCTAACAAAGGAGTAACAATGGACAACATTTGCCCCAAGTGGATAACAAATGCCCAGAGAGTTTTACAGGCAATCAGTAGGTCATTAGGCAACAGAGGCGAAGTGGTAATACCTTTTATCGAGTCAGTAGCGGAGGAACAACGTCCGGCAGTAACTACTTTCATTAACAATTCAGGTGCGACTACTGATGATCTAAAAGGTTTTAAATCGGTTGATGAGTTTATGACCGGGTTTAAGCCCAAAGGACAACCCGTTGACTGGGTGTCTACCTTACCAGAAGAACAGAAGTCTTTAGTCGGTATCAAGGGGTGGAAAACTCCGGCTGATACCATAAAAGGTTATTCAGAACTAGAGAAGTTAGTTGGACACGAAAAGATTGCAATGCCACAGAAGGACAATTCAGGCAATTACTTACCTGGTGAATTTGAAAGGGTAATGACACAACTAGGTCTACCTAAAGACCCGAAAGAATATAAGACTTCAAGTAATTTTAAACTGCCGGAAGGCTTTGCTATCAATCCACAGTTAGAGGCAGAATTTAAGTTAAGAGCGCAGAAAGCCGGAGTATTACCTAGTCACTACGCTTTTATGATGGATGAACTATCCGGAATGTTGACTAGAGGTGCTGTTGCTCAAAAGGAAGCTAACGAAAAAGCCTTTAATGAAGCGACACTTAATCTCCGGGGTAAGTGGGGTGTTACTTACGATGAGAGAGCGAAGCTTGCAAACAATGTCTTAAAGAACTTTGCTCCCAACGGTAAGGCAGAAGAAGTTATTAAGAAATACGGCAATGACCCCTTGATTATCGAGTTAATGGCAGAGATAGGTGGAAACTTAAGCGAGGAGAGCCTTGCCAAGACGAATATGTCCGGGACTTTACTTTCTCCCGATGCGGCTAAAGCAGAGATAGCAAAGATCAGGTCAGACCGTCAAAAAGAGTTGTTAGATGCTGGACATCCACAGCACGATTACTGGATTAAGCGCTTGGATGAGTTATACAAAATGATTTAAAACGAACAAGCTTTAAGCCTCGTTTTAAATTACCAAAGTAAGTCGGATAACCTCTTGTTAGAGGCCCGGAAGAGTGGACAGCTCTTTAGGCCCGTAAGGACAACCTAAAAGCAGGGAAATAAAAGGTTAAATCTTAACACAAACAGGAGGTTATACCAATGGCTGTTGATACGATTCTACAAAATCAATACAGCGACAACATAATCCTGCTTACACAGCAGACTAAATTAGGTGTCGCTCCCACAATCTTCCAGAAACCGAACTGCTCCGGTGAAGTATCTTTTCAGGATCAGATTGCTTCGGAAGATGCCGATGAGAAGTTAGCAAGAAACGAAGAAGTAAGAAATACCGATCCTAACTTTGACCGCAGGAAAATCGTCCCTCGTTACTTCTACAAAGCCCCTCTTATTGATGCGATGGACAAGCTTCAAATGATGAAAGACCCGACCAATGCTGTTGTTCAGACTAATGCCGCCGCATTGAACAGGGCTAAAGACGAAGTGGTTTGCGACGCTTTCTTTGCAACTGCCTACTCTGGTAAGTCAGGCACTACATCGAACACCCTTACTGGCGATCAGGTCATATCCGCAGGTGGATCGGGTTTAACTATGACCAAAATCCGTCAGGCTAAGAAGGTATTAGATCAGAACGAAGTCGAACCGGAAAACCGCTATTTTGCCATTACCGCAGAAGAAGTTGAGGACTTGCTTGCTATTACCGAAGCGACCTCTTCTGATTATGCACAGGTAAAAGCGTTGGTTTCTGGTCAACCGGGGACTATCTGCGGATTCCAGTTTGTGCAGACCGAGAGGCTTCCGATCTCTTCTACGACTCGTCAGTGTGCCGCATACCATAAAAACGGTATGGTATTAGGCACTTGGATTGACCTTAAAGCTTCCATTGACATATTACCTGGCAAGCATTTTTCCGCACAGGTATATGCCGGACAGTCTTATGGTGCAACAAGGTTGGAAGAGGAAAGAGTAGTAGAGGTTGATTGCATCGAATAATCAAAAATAAAAAGGAGGCTTTTCAATGTCAACAGTTTACGGAGTAAACAGGACGCTTAAAAATACCGGGACAGTCAATACGATTGAACCGGAAATGCAGGGTGGAGTGGTCAAATGCGCTTATGACTCCTATGTAACAGTAGGGACTGAAACTACTGGCGATTTGATCGAGTTAATGGGCTTAGAAATACCCGCAGAGGCTCGTATTGTCGGTTGGGTGGTTGACTGCGGTTCGTTAGGCGGGTCTTGCACTTTGACTTTAGGAACGGAAGCTGACACCGATGAGTTCTTGACTGCGACTAACTTTGGCTCTGCCGCAATCAAGTCTATGCAGGGCGGCGATGGCATTGCTTCTTCGCTTGGGTTCGAGATTGCTTCTGGAACAGGTCAGACGATACAGATGTTAGTCGGGGGTGGCACTCTTGCCAGCTCCATTACGATTAAAGTAATGGTTATGTATGTTGCGAAAGGATAAGGAGGAATAATGGTAAGAAAGCTATGTTTGACAATACTGGCTATTCTTTGCTCTTATTCCATCTCATTTGCCTCGGTTGCAATACAGGAAAATGACACAAGCGCAGGAGTAGCTACGACGCTCAATATTGAAGGTTTAGCTGTCAGCAATGACGGCTCGACTTTTA